CGCTTTTAGACCCCTCCGCACTTTAAAAATCGCAGAAAGTGGCGAACTTTCGGGAAAAAGCGAAAAAGCTTTTGAAAAGTTTGGAAAGTTTTGAAATATGCCAAATCCCAAAAAACCAGTAGAACTTGCTAACAAACTCGGCAATCCGGGGCACAGAGCAGCTGGTGACGTTTTAGAGGTCGCTCAGCCAGTTACCGCCCTTCCGTCACCTCCGAGGGATCTTCGGGCCGCTGGCGTTGAATTGTTTGAGCGTGTGGCTCGAGCGGCTGCGCATTGGGTTTCGGAGTCCGATCTGCCTGCTTTGGAAAACTTGTGCCGATTGCAGGACCAGTACGCCGACAACAAGAAACGCATGGAACTAGCCGAAGACGACGAAACCTTCCTGCGGTACTCCCTCGAATGCCGCAAGCTTTTAGAGGTACAGCGTGGCTTCTACGCAGATCTCGGCTTAAACCCGACGAGCCGTGGGAAGCTCGGCCTTACCGTAGCGGCAACCAAAGAAATCAAAAGCAAGCTTGATCGGTGGATGAAGTGACCACAATCACAACGCTGGGCAACGACGTTGCGGACTTCATTGAGACGCTTTGCAAACATAACCGCGGCGACTCGGCGGGCCAATACATCGAACTCCGGCCATTTCAACGAGAAATTATCGACGGCTTGTTTGAACTCAACGACAAAGGGCTTTGGAAACATAAACACTCGCTGGTCATGCTGCCCCGCAAATCCGGCAAGTCGGAGCTGCTGTCCGCAGTAGCGCTTTGGGCTTTGGTCGCTAGCTCGGACTGGGCACCAGAGGTCTACTGTGTGGCGGCTAGCAAAGAACAAGCCCGCATTGTCTTAGACAACGTGAAATCGATGGTGCAGCTGGAACCCGAACTCGACGGAGCCGTTGAGGTTTACAAAGATTCGCTTTTCTGCCCTATGTCCGGCGGCGTATTAAAGGTTCTCTCGAGCGACGGGCGGCTAGCTCACGGGCTAAACCCGACTCTGAGCATTATCGACGAAACGTGGGCGCATCCGAGCGGCGAGCTAACAGAAGCCTTGCTTTCGGGTTCGGGTGCTAGGAAGCAGAGCCAGTGCATACACATCACCACTCCGGGATCAGGGGACGATTCGTACCTTTGGTCGCTGGTGGAATACAGCCGCAGAGTGGAGAGCGGCGAAATCAACGACCCGACTTGGTACTCGTACTGGAAACCACCGCCCGACGGTATTGCACACGACTCGCAGGAAGCTTGGGAACATCATCCCGCTTATAGCGACTGGATCGACGAAACGTATTTCCGCAGCCAAGTGCAACAATTACCCGAAGGGGAGTTCCGGCGGCTCCATCTCGGTCAGTGGACCAAAGCCCGAGAACAATGGCTCAGCGCTGAACAGTTTGACGCTTGCCCTGAGGGAACCTTTGAACCGGGCGAGGCGGACGTAGTTTTCGCGGTTGACGCTAGTTTCGCTAACGATTCGACCGTTGTGGTAGCAGCGACCCCAGAAAAGAAGCTGAGAGTGCTTGAAATGTGGGAAAAGCCGCTGGACTCCGACGAAACATGGCGCGTCCCGCTTGACGAGGTACATCACCGGCTTGTCGAGTTGATTGAAGAATGGAAGCCTCGAGCGGTCGTTTACGACCCCTTTGCGATGCAACACGCCATGCTTCAGATCGAAGTCGAGACCGGAGCGGAGCTTGTGGAGTATCCGCAGCAGCCGAACCGTATGGTCCCGGCGTGCTCACAATTTGCGGAACTTGTGCTCACTAAACAGCTGATCCACGATCATCACCCAGCGCTGAGCCGTCACGTAGCAAACTGTCACACAAAGTCTGATCGGCTTGGCGTACGGGTGACCAAGGAGTCCAGAATGTCTAAACGACGGATCGACGCCGCAGTAGCGTCCATCATGGCCATCGACTCGGCGCTACGATTGGAAGCAGTTGTTATACCACCTCAACCGAGGATCTATTGATGCTGGGGACTGCTTTGCAGGTTTTAGCTTTGGGCGGCGCAGCCTTTTTCGCTTTTGAACTGGGCGGCTTGGCGGCGCTCGGACTGATTCTTTGCGCTGCGCTCATGTTTTGCGGCATCGTTGTCGAGAGGATGTTCATGTGATAAACCGCCTGCTGCGAGGACGACGCACCGAGAATCGGGACTTTAACTTCGTAATCCCTAATCCGAGAGGCTATGTTCCGCAGCCGCTCACAGGCCCGCTAACGGTTACCAACAGCACCGCTATCACCGTTCCGGTCGTTTACCGCTGTGTCCAACTCATATCCGACTCCATCGGCTCTCTCCCGTTTCACTCGTATCGGCGAGGCGAAATAGTGCTGCCAACTCCGCCGCTGCTGGAGCAACCAGACCCAAGCCAGACCCGAGTTACAACGATCTCGTCGGTGGTGGCGAGCCTTTTATTGAGTGGAAACGCATTTCTTAAAATGGGCGACTTCGACGACCTCGGTTATCCCCGTACCGCAATCCCGCTCAATCCCGACAGCGTCGCCGTAGACGTGCTCAGAGACGGCTCCCTAAGTTACAAGGTGGGTCGGACAGTGATACCGACCGACGAGATAATGCACATTCGAGGCCTTACAATGCCCGGATCTGCGGTAGGAGTGTCGGTGGTAGCGGCGGCTCGACGTTCGATGGGGCTAGCAATAGCGGGCGAAGAAATGGCTGCCGACTTTTACACGACCGGAGCGGTACCGACCGGCGTACTCCAATCAGACACCGAACTCACCAGAGAAGAAGCGAACGACCTCAAAACCGCTTTCGTGTCTGCGCACGGAGGCCGAGACCGGTCCCCAGCGGTACTTTCCGCCGGGATTCGCTACCAGCCGCTCCAAATGTCACCACGAGACCTCGAGTTCGTAGGTTCTCGCATCAACTCCGCTCGGGAAATTTGCACTTTGTACGGCGTTCCGGCGCACATGGTAAACGTGCCCTCCGAAGGCGGATCGATGACCTACCAGAACGTCCAGCAGGACAGCATCAACTTCCAGCGATTCTGTTTGAGACCGTGGTTTACCCGTGTCGAGCAAGCGTTCACCGAATTCTTGCCTCGAGGTCAGGTGGCTAGACTTAACATAGACGCCCTCATTCGGGGCAGCCGAAATGAAAGGTTCGAAGCACATAAAACAGCGCTCGAGGGCGGATGGCTCACCGTTGACGAGATCAGAGACCTTGAAAACGTGACCGCATCCGTGGCCAGCGACGATCTTTTGGGATGATCATGGAACTAGAACGCAGGACGCTAGAAATAGCCGACATCGATATCCGTAACGAAGGCGACGATCACCACGTTGTCGCACTCGTGGCACCATTCAACGCCAGCTACGACGCTGGGCGTTACACCGAAACGCTTGGTCGCAGCATCTTCGACAAATCAATCAACGAACGAGGGCAACAAATCCCGCTCATGCACGGCCACGACCGAGACGCCATGCCAATCGGACGGTCAGCGTCATGGCAAAAGGCCGACAACGGCCTAATCGCCGACTTTAAGCTCGCTCGCACCGACAGGTCCCGAGAAGCACTAGAACTCGCAAAAGACGGGTACGTCACCGGGTTCAGTGTCGGATTCGTACCGGTACGCAACGACGAAAAAACAATCGACGGAGTACGCCACATCACAAGAGTCGAAGCAAAACTCGACCATGTGGCTCTTTTGACCGCTCCTACCGCTCCGGCATACGCCGACGCACAGCTAATCGCCGCCCGCATGTTTGACCCAACCGACTCCACACGCTATCCACGACTGTCCCGATGGATGCATCTACTAGAAGAGTCCGACCCCTCTGCTACCGTTGCGGATTAACCTGTAAGCGAACGCCGACGTCACGCCAGCCTGCTACCTGCCGTCACCTTCAGAACTGAACTGAACAATGACCAAGGAGCAAAAGTGAAACTTTTGACGCAAATGCAAGACGAGCGGGCCGAAATCGGTGCCACTCAAAAACAAATCGTCACTCGGGCACACGACGAAAGTCGCGAGCTAACCGATGTCGAAGAAAAAAACATGAAAGACCTGCAACAGCGGGCCGATGAACTCGACGAACGCATCAAGGACCTCCGGTACACACTGGAACGCAACCTCGAAGCCGACAAAGAAAGGGCGGAGGTGCGAGCCTTGACCGCAGAAAACCCAGAAGCCCCAGCTGTGAGCGCTCAAGCGGTAGTAACCGAAGAGCCGCTTACCTACCGGCAAGACAACAACCACGAACTCTCCTTTGTTAAGGACTTCATTGACAGCGTGGTTTCTAAAGACCCAACAGCAACCGAGCGTATCCATCGCCACCAGAAAGAAATGATGGTGACAAGGGATGGCACGACGGCAAATTATGCGGGACTGGTCGTGCCTCAGTATCTCACGGATCTCGCCGCTCCGTTGGCTCGAGCCGGAAGGCCATTTGCGGACCAGTGCCGTAACCTGCCGCTCCCCGACGACGGTATGACGCTCAACATTTCGAGGGTCACCACCGGCTCAAGCGCCGCAATACAGGCAAGTGAAAACGCGGCCATTTCGGAAACAGATATTGATGACACACTGCTCACCAGTTCGATCGCAACGATCGCCAGCGGGCAGCAAATCTCGCGGCAAGCGATGGAACGTGGCACCGGCATCGATGCGCTAATCACGACTGACATGGCGGGAGCGATGGCAACAACGCTCGACAACCAACTCATCAACGGCTCCGGCTCATCCGGGCAGCTACTCGGCATATCACAGGTAACAGGTATCAACGCCGTGACATACACCGACGGCTCCCCAACGGTCGCCGAGTTCTACCCGAAACTGCTCGACGCGATTCAGAGCATCAACAGCGGCATCTACCGGCCAGCTGACCTGATTGTGATGCATCCGAGACGCTTGGCATGGCTCCAAGCGGGCGTAGATGGCAACTCGAGGCCTTTGGTGCTACCGCAAACCAACGTTCCGCAAAACGCTATGGGCACCGGCCCAGTAGCGGGCTACGGCAACACCGGGACACAAATTGCGGGCATACCGGTCGTAACCGACGCAAACATCCGCACCGACCTCGGCGCTGGCACCGAAGACGCTGTCTACGTTGTTTCACGAAACGACATGCTGCTCTTCGAAGACGGCGACATGATGATGCGGATGGATGAGACCGCTGGCCTCAACCTGACACTGACTCTTGTGATGTACTCGTACACCGGGTTTGTGCCAGGAAGATATCCGGCGGCGATCTCAGCTATCACCGGCTCAGGCTTGATAGCGCCCACCTTCTAGCAGACCCCCTGCTAGACCACTAGGGGCTGGGTCTGTGAGGACATGGCCCAGCCTCTAGTAATGTCTTTCAAAAGCGAGGTAGATATGAGTTCTCTGGACGATCTGTGGGAAAAACAAGCTCCGAGCCGGGTACAAAAACCGGAACCGGAAGCACCTAAAGCCCCAGCCAAAAAGAAAGCACCGGCTAAGAAGGCCGCAGCTTCTAAGAAATAATGCCTAATTACACGACTGTCGCCAAAGTCAAAGCGTCTCTGGACATTCCCACGGGAACATCGTCCGAGGACACCGCTATCGAGGCTGCTATTGACGCAGCTGAGGGCGAAATAGACAACTGGTGCGGGCGTACGTTTGTCGCAGACGGGAGCGCTAGTGCGAGGGTCTACAAGCCTTCAAACAACGTGCTTGTCTTGACCGACGACTTTTATACAGACACAGGTCTGGTGGTGAAACAGGACGACTCTAACGACGGGACTTACTCCACAACGCTGACTCTGACGACGGACTACATATTGGAAGGGAATAGTGCTCCCTACAACGTGATCCGCAGCGTTTCGTCGCCGTTTCCTCGTTACACCTCAGAAAGGCCGACTGTGCAGGTGACGGCGAAGTGGGGTTATGCCTCGACGGTGCCGTCGCCTGTGCAGCAGGCTGCTTTGCTGCTCGGCGCACGCATTTTCCAGCGCAAATCATCCCCTCTGGGTGTAATGGCGGGCGTGATCAATGAGTTCGGCCCTGTCCGTGTGAGCCGCATCGACTTTGACGTACGGGCGCTCCTCGCTGGCTACCGGAGGATCGGCGCAGCCTGATGGCCTCGTATTCCGGGATCAAGGATGGCATCAAAACCCGCCTAGAGACGCTGTCCGGGCTTCTCGTGGTGTTTGACACCGTCCCGGATACCATCACACCACCCGCCGCCGTAGTCGTGCCACAAAGCCCGCAGGTCGAATACAACGTCACTATGGGAGAAAGCACCAACGCCTCCCAGCTACAGCGTTTCAACTTTGAAATCTTGGTACTGGCGCAACGCTTCAACGCCCCCGCTGCGCAAGATGCGCTCGACGCATACGTTTCTGGGACGGGGAGTGTCTACGACGCCATCGCTGGCGACGCTACGCTAGGGGGTAATGCTGCTGACGCACGCATTACCCGCCTCGCCGATTACGGTCAGCTTTTAGTTGGCTCTGGTGAGTTCTACGGCGCAAGATTCGATCTGGAGGTATATGCGACGTGAGCGATTACAAAATTAAGACGGGAAACTGCTCTTTCGGTAAGAAAGGCGAAACCGTCAACGAAAAAGACCTTGAGGGTCTCAACATTGAGGCACTTATCGAGGGCGGTCATTTGGCCGCATCACGGGCCAATCCGAAGAAGGAAGGTTAAAAATGGCCGCATTCATCATGAAAAATGCGTATCTGACGATCAACGGGGTCGCCTTAAGCGACCATGTGACGTCTGTTACGTTTAACCGAGAAGCAGACCAAATTGAGACGACCGCTATGGGGGACAACACGAGAACCTATATTGGCGGCCTTCAAACTGGGACGATCGACCTCGAAATGAACCAAGATCTCGCCAGCGGCGAGGTAGAGGCGACCTGCTACACGCTGCTGGGCACGGAGACAGCGGTTGTCGTCAAAAACGACGCAGCTGCAACATCGGCGACGAACCCGTCTTATACGTTTAACGTTTTGGTCACGGAACTGCCAAGCGTAAACGGATCGGTCGGCGAGCTTTCAACCGTTTCGGTCTCGTGGCCGATCACAGGCGACGTCACCAAAGCCACAAGCTAAACAAAGGAGAAACCGTTGCTGCGTGCACAAATCCACGTCACGGACCAGCTCGACGTTAAGAGAACCTACGACCTCAAAGGGGCGGCGGTTATTGCGTTCGAGCGCAAATTCGGCAAATCGATCCAAGAATTCGCTGAGAATCCATTCATGGAGCACATCATGTTTCTTGCCTATGAATGCGTCCGTCGAGAGAACCGCCATGACGGTCTGAGTTTTGACGAATGGGTAGAACTCGACCACACAGTAGACCTCGAGGCTGATAATGACCCTTTACCCGAGGCTCCTACGCCTACCAGCTAGGAGTCCTAGCGATCGAGACGGGGCAACCGCTCGACGTGCTGCTGGAAGCCGATTCGCTTGTAGTTATGGGGCTACTCACGGCTCACAACGAACGGGTCAAAGAACGGGAAAGAGCGGCGCGCAGTGCCAAATATAAGCGCTAAACGGCAAGACGTCATCGAAATCAAAGGTCTCAAACAAGCCGTCCGCCTAATGCGCAGGCTGGACAAAGCCTTCGTTGACGACTTTAAAGGAATACACAAAGGCGCAGCGGACATCGTGGCCGAAGAAGTCAACCGTCGAGTCCCCGTTAGTACCGGCAACAAACGGTCCGCCGCTAAACGGGCAAGAGGGCATTCTCTCTACCATTCAGGCGCACTGAAACGCACTATCCGCACCTCCGGCACCCAGAGAGGCGGCGTTGTACGCATCGGCAAAAAGAAGGTGCCGTACGCAGGACGCATTATTTTCGGTGATCCTCCGGGACGTTTCGACGACAAAGGGCGGAGAATGAATATTCCGCCTAACCCGTTTTTCTATGAAGCGGCGGACGCCAAGTTCACTCAGGTAGTGGATTATTATGAACGGGAACTCGAGGACATCCTCGACCGAGCAATAAAGCAGGCAAAGCGTGGCGGGTAGAAAAGCTTCGATCTCGATGCTCATCGGGGGCGATGCCTCCGGTCTGAGTAAAGCCACAAAAAAGGCCGCTAAATCTCTCAACAAGTTCTCCAGAGACTCCGCTCAGGCCGCTAAAAAGGTAGGCAAAGCCTTCGGAGCCATGACCGGCGCAATAACCGTCGCAGCTGCGGGGCTAGGAGCTAAAGCGGTCGACTTAGCGTCCGACTTCGATGAGTCAATGTCCAAAACCAAAGCGATATTCAAAGACGGAGCGGACTCAATAGTTGCGTCAGCAAACGAAGCAGCCACGGCGGTCGGCCTATCCAAAGGCGAGTTCTTAGACGGCGCATCCGCTTTCGGTGTGTTTGGCGTAGCCGCAGGCTTAAGCGGCGATGATCTAGCAAAGTTTTCTGCGGACCTAGTTACAGCATCCGCCGACATAGCCAGCTTTTCTAACCTGCGCCCCGAAGACGCATTAGACAAACTCCGAGCTGGTCTTAGCGGCGAAACCGAACCGCTCAAACAAATCGGCATTCTGTTCAACGCAGCGACCGTAAAAGCAAAAGCGCTTGAAATGGGTCTTGCCGACGTCAACGGCGAAATCAGCGAGGGTTCTAAAATCATGGCCCGCAACGCTCTCATCATGGAGTCAATGGGAGCTATGGGGGCGATGGGCGACTTCGAGCGGACTTCTGGAGGCTTGGCTAATCAGCAGCGGATTCTGACGGCCCGTTTAAAGGACGTCGGGATAACGATTGGGACAGCGTTGCTGCCGATTGCCATGAAGCTAGCTGAGGCGCTATCTGCGCTTATCGCACTGGGGGAACGATGGTCGCCTCAGCTAGCGACCTTCAGGGACCGAGTCAAAGAACTCGCTGTCCAATGGATGCCGAAACTGCGTGAAACATTTGACGCTGTGCGGGCGGCTATCGAACCAGTCATTGCTTCAATCATCAAATTCGTCAAAAACAATCCAAAACCGGTCATCATCGGCATCGCTACCGCCGTCGGAGCCGTACTAGTTGGCGCTCTGGCTGCCGCAGCCACAGCGCTCGCCGGAATTATCTTCAGCGTCGGTGGCCTAGTGGTAGCAATTTCCGCAGCTGTGGGCGCTATTGCACACTTTTGGCAAGAATCCGAGACCTTCCGGCACGTCGTGACTCGAGTGTTTGAGGACGTGAAAGCCGTAGTTGACCCGATCATGGCAGGCATCCGGGAAAGCGTGTTCAGAGTGATCGATGCATTCCAAGGAATTATTGACTTCCTGAAAGGCATCTTTAAAGGCGACTTTGACCTCGCATTAAGCGGACTTGTGCAGGCTGTGTTTAACTTCCAACGCGCCCTCCTCGCACCGCTACGCGGAGTCCAGACGGCCTTTAAAACGTTTTTCAGCCTTGACGCCGTAAAAACAGGCATCAGTAAAGCGGTCGACACGATCTACAACATTGTCAAAGCCATTCCCGGTCGAGTCGCGAGCCTCGCTAAAGGCGCATTTATAGCCTTACTCGACGAATTTAAGTCCGTTCTGACCGGAATCGCTAACGAATTCATCCGCATCTATAACTGGATTGTCGACAAAATCAACAAAGTTTCCCCAATCGACATACCGCAAGTCACTCCGCTAAACACATTCGTCCCCGACCGGACGCCGTTTGGTCCGTCTGTGCCGGATATGAGGATGCCAGTGCCACGGGTTACCACGCCAACGGTCAACACGGTGACGCCATTGTCCGACCGCAGTGCTACAGCGGCTCACGGCATGTCCCAGCAAACGGTCAACATTTACGCAAACGACATCGACGGCGCAGCCCTCATAGGCGAACTGCGGCGCACTAACCGCAACAGCGGCGGCGTACCGATCGACGCCATAGGGTTCAACGGGGTCTTATAGTGGCAACACCGACGCCGCTCGTAGAGATCGGGTTCATCGGCCCAGCTTTTGACAACGCTTTCACGCTCGACGACGCAGTGAAAGGCAAGCTTGACAGCACCGACTACGTCCTCGGCGGGACTGAGGTCATGGCGGACCTGACCGACCGATGCGTCTCGTTTGTAACTAGGCGGGGCAGAAGCGACTGGACGATGCCGTTTCCCCCCGGCAAAGCGAAGCTGTTATTTCGCAACACCGACGGCGCACTAGACCCCCTCAACACGTCCTCAACGTACTATCCCGGCATCACCGTCGGACGTACCGTGACCATCAAGTGCAACGGAAACCTGATCTACTCAGGTCTGGTAGAAGACATCAACCTCGGCTACGACACTTCCGGCGACGCATGGGTCACAGTTCTCGCTGAGGACCAATCCAGCGAACTCGGCCTCAGATCGCTCACTTCCGGGACCTCGTTCAGCCAAGAAACGTCAGGCACACGAGTCACAAACGTCTTAGCAAACGCGAACATCGACTACTCCGGCGGCACCAGCGTCGCTACAGGCGACTCAACGCTCGCAGCGGCCACACTCTCCGCCGACATCAACGTCGTCCAATACTTGCAAAAAGTAACCAACTCCGAACAAGGCTACTTATATGTAAACCGCAGCGGCACAATGACCTTCGAAAACCGTTACGGGCCAATCAGCAGCGCTTCCGCTGCGACATTTAGCGACGACGGCTCCGACGTGCCGTACCAGCAAATCGGAAGGAAAGTAGTCAGCGCCGAGCTATACAACCGGCTCACAGCTAACCGCACAGGAGCCGCAGCGGTTACGTCAAACGACACAGCCAGCCAAGATTCCTACGGAATACGGCTGCTCCCGGTCGGCGAAGTGCTCGTACTCGACGACACGACCGTCTCAAACATTCTTGACTTTCTCATGGTGCAAACCGCTTCCACCGAGGTCCGCATCAATACGCTTGAGGCTGTCATAGACACACTGGGCACGTCTACACAGAACACGATCGCACAGCTGGAACTAGCAGACGGCGTGACTGTGGAGTTCACTCCCCCCGGCGTGTCACAACAATCCACGGAGGGCACTTTGCAGCGAATAGATCACGCTTACACTGTCGGAGAGACGTGGCGAGTTACTCTGGGGATGACGCCTCGTGACACGACGAGCTATTTCATACTGGACGATGCTTCCCTCGGGCGGCTCGATTACAACAGCTTAGGATTCTGACATGGCAGGAGCCGGATATAAAAACTGGGCGACGGGCGCAGTCCTGACTTCCAGCGACCTGAATACCTACGTCGCCGATCAAGTGGTGATGGTGTTTGCTAGCTCATCGGCACGGAGCAGCGCTGTTTCCAGCCCGACGGAGGGCATGGTGTCTTATCTCAAAGACACGAACGCCATCGAATACTACGACGGCTCCAGCTGGGGCGGCATTGGCGATATCACTTCCATCGTGACCGCAGCCGCATCGGGCCTAGCGGGTGGGGCGACGAGCGGAGCCGTCACCCTAACACTCAACTTGGCGGGGCTTACCGCAGCGCAGGCTTTCGGAGCCGACGGCGCTGGCGTCGACGTGACGTTCCACAGTGCCACGGCGGGCGACAACATGCTCTGGGACGCCTCAGACGAAAAATTAGTAATTACCGGAACGAATGGGCAAAACGCTCTGGAGGTAGCCGACGGCGACGTAGAGATAACAGATGCGCTAACCGTTACCGGCACAACTACCACTTACCTCAACGTAATTACCGACTCCGGTACGACCCGAACCCCAGCATTGACGGACGCTAGCGCTTACATTCTCTGCACTCACGGCTCGGGTATGACAATCACACTTCCGCAAGATTCAGCCGTAGCGTTTCCGACTGGCTCGCACATTATTTTTGAGCGCAACGGAGCCGGCACACTGACCTTCGCCGCTGGCACAGGCGCTACCGTCAACTCCAAAGGCGGGACGCTAACGTGCGCTGATCGCTACACCACGGTCGCCGCGGTCAAGATCGCATCGAACACTTGGACGATCTTTGGGAATATTGGATAATGAGTTTCGGGCTATTAGGAGCAGTATCGAACCAAGCAGGGGCCGCACCCATCACAGCGACGGGTGGCACAAAGACGACCTCAGGCGACTACACCATTCACACCTTCAACAGCAGCGGCACTTTTCAGGTGACCGCTGGCGAAGGAGATGTTGAGTGGCTTATCGTCGCAGGTGGTGGTGGCGCTACTACCTACATCGGTTCAGGGGCAGGCGGCGGTGGGATGAGAACCGGCACCGAGACAGGTGTCGGCACGGGCAGCTATTCGGTAGTTGTTGGCGGTGGCGGCACCGGCAAATCTGGCGATTTCGGCGTATTGCCGTCACAAGGTGGCACAAGCTCTAATGGTTTCGGGCAGTCAGCAACTGGCGGCGGTCGAGGGGCCAACATCAACTCCCCTAACTACACAACCGCAGGCGGTGACGGTGGCGCAGGCGGTGGCGGTGCCTACGACTGGTATCCCGCATCGTTGGGGCCAGCGGGTTCAGGCAACGATGGCGGCTACTCCCCTTCTGAAGGAGCTAACGGCGGCTTGAATGTAAATTCCGGTTCTAACGGCGTCTACGGTGGCGGCGGCGGTGGGGGCGGCGGAGCTAGCGGCCAGACCCCGACCTCAGTCCCTTCGGTCTACGGCGGCGGAGTTGGCGGCGACGGTACGGCATCCTCAATTAGTGGCGCTTCGGTTACTTACGCAGGTGGCGGCGGTGGTGGCGCTGACGGCGGTGGGCCACAAGGCGTTCCGGGCGGCAGTGGTGGTGGCGGTAACGGCGGAACAGGCTCGCCATCGTTCCCAGCCGGATCGGGCACCGCTAATACTGGCGGCGGTGGGGGCGGCAATGGTGCTGGGTCTGCCTACGGCGGCAGCGGTGGTTCTGGCGTCGTGATCCTTCGATATCTCACGGACGGTTGATATGGCTCACTTCGCACAGATAGACGAGAACAACATCGTCACGAACGTCATTGTCGTTCCCGACGAACAAGAACACAGAGGCGCAGAGTTTTGCGCCGACGATCTTGGCCTCGGCGGAACATGGATTCAGACTTCTTACAACAACAACATCAGGAAACAGTTCGCTGGAATTGGGTCTGTCTACGATCCAGACTTTGACGAGTTTCTTGACCCTCAGCCGTTTCCGTCTTGGGTTCTTGACGACAATCACGACTGGCAACCACCAACACCTCGACCAACAGAAAACGCCTTGGAGTACCGATGGGACGAAGCAAGCACCAGTTGGGTCTATGAACGAGTCCCGGAGGAAACAAGAGAAGGACTCGTCGAAGCTGGACTTTTGACGTGATTGAAACGATGCCTGTAACAGGGGTAGAGGTTGCCCCGTTTGTCGTTAGCTACAAAATGCCTGACACTAGTCCACTGCAAAACCTTATCGAACACAGCGAAGCTGTTAATTCTTGGGGCGATTCAACGGTTGGTGCGAACTTAATTAAGCCAGAACTACGAAAGTCAACGCAAATTAATCTGCCTCAACTTGGGTTTAACCAGCAACAAATCAACGACTTAGCCCCGCTTAACTTTGCAGGCGCTTGTCTTTTTGATTATTTACTAAACTACCCAGAAGCGAGCATGGGGTTTCCTAGTTTTGAGGTACGGGAACCACCTCAAATAATTAAATACGAGCAAGGCGACGCATATCATCAGGCGCACGCTGACATTCACCCTCATTTTTTTCCGAATCGACACTTGACGTTTTGTCTTTATCTCAACACGGTTGAGAAGGGCGGAGAACTCTGCTTTGTACGGCAGGGCGTCGAGGTGAAACCAAACGAAGGAACCGCTGTGATCTTTCCAGCAGGATGGACGCACGCCCATCATACAAAGCCAACCAACAGCACTCGCTACGTGTTCCAGCTCTGGTGGAGCTTCGCAGATGCGTAGTCAATGGGCGGTAGCGCTCAAAGCCGCAGGACTCAACGTTGAGACGATTGATGGCTGGCAGGTGCGCGCAGCGAGTGCCTATTCGTTTGAGCCGGTCGGAATCATGCTTCACCACACCGCCAGCAACGCACAATCAGGCAACATGCCATGCAAAAAACTCGTGCTTGAAGGCCGGAGAGACCTAAAGGGACCTTTATCCCAATTTACTGTCGGACGCGACGGCTTAATTGTCCTCAACGCCGCAGGGCGATGTCATCACGCCGGTCGGGGAATGAGTAACCGTATTGAGCAGCTGCTCGCCGACGTTGAGCCGCCCGACTACGGCCAAGGACTCTACGACGCACCAAGAGCAGGCGCATATCGGGCCGGAAACAAGCACTTCATCGGCTTCGAGTGCGAGAATGACGGCATCGGGGAGCGCTGGTCGCCAGAACTCGTGACGGCAACCGTTAAAGCTTGCGCTGCGCTCTGTGTTTTGTACGGCTGGAACCCGCTAACCCGTGTTCTCATGCACAGGGAATGGACGAAAAGGAAGATCGACCCGTCTGCGCGTTTTCCATGGCGCAAAATGATCGCCGACGCCGTGGCGGCAGGTACCGGTAACTGGGACTTTGAACTACCGGAGCAAGCAGACCCCCTCCCCCCTCAAAAACAGCGCACCCTACGCAGAGGCGATATCGGCCCTGACGTTGCAAGTATCCAAAAAGTTTTGGGCATAACAGCAGACGGTCACTTTGGGCCAATCACAGAAACGCACCTGAAACGCTTCCAACAAAAACACAAACTTGTCGCCGATGGCGTCTGTGGACCGATTACACACGCCAAACTGGTAGAGAAACAAAAAAGGCCGATCTTAAAGGAGTGGCCAGATGAAGTTTTATAAGAACCTTGTAGAGCGTGCCGTATTAACCGGCATCCAGTCTTATCTCGGCATTATGGGAGCCGACCAAATCGTCGGTATAGATGTCGCACAACACGAAATGGCGCTCGCAGCCGGTATTGGCGCAGCCTTATCCGTTGTTAAGTCCGCTGTCGCCACCAAACTGGGCGCAGGGACCGCTGACATTTTTGACAAATGAGCATCGAGGACGTAGCGGAGCGCAGCGATGTCTGGCGAGATTCAATTAAACATATACTTGACAATGTTAAGGCGATCGCCGGGGCGATTATTGCCGCAGGTATTGGGATCTGGGCTTTTTGGCCGAACAGCGCGCCGGAACCTACTGCGCCCGTCACCGAAGAAGCGTGTGTAGCCCTTTTGGAGTCGTTGAACGACCCAAGCGTGCGCAGCTGGACCGAGGAACAATGGTCCGTGTTTGAACAGTCGCAAATAGCGCTCGAGTGTGATTAGGACGCTCGGTCGGGGCGTGTAAAGCTGGACAACTGTGCCTGATGTGATACTTTGTGCCACATGTCCTCAATTAAAACATCAGAAACCGTAAACGAAGTCGTCGCTGCCATAGGCAAAGCGGCGGCTTCTATTGGTCCTGTCGGCAAATCGGGCAGAGCCGCTCAACAGATGGGCGGCTACCAGTACCGAGGCATCGACGACGTAGTAAACAGCGTCAGTCCAGTGCTTGACCGGATGGGACTTGTAATAATTCCGAAAGATCTCGAAACAAGCCACGAGCCGTTTCGTGATAAGTGGCTTATGACGCACTTACGCATCGCTTTCCGCATATATCACGTCTCAGGGGAATGGCTTGAGACCGAGATATGTGCCACGGCGGGCGACGGGGGCGACAAGGGCCTTGGTAAGGCCCGCAGCTACGCCCTGCGGGAGCTATTGACCCGAATGTTCCTAATACCCACCTCGGACGACACCGAGTTGACCGACTTTGGCGGTACACGATGACGAAAGTAACTGGGCGCACTCGAGCCGGAGCAGACGGGAAACTCATTTCCAGTCCATGTTGCGGCGATACTCGTACCGTCTACCACTTCAGCTGGGCCGCTTTGCTGTGTCGGCTGTGTGGCTTTGAGGTACAAAAAAACGACTTTGACATAGTGGAGGAACGATGGGTCAAATGAACATGTTTCCGTTCGATAGAAACGAGACGGGAGGCAAATATCGCAAGGACGGCCCGGAGCAATCGCTCACAGCCGCCAGAAACGTGAAATCGGGCACTTGGAAGGCTCTAATTTTGCAGTATTTATACAACTTCTATCCAGAGGGCGCTACAGCCCGCTCTGTCAGCGACAACTCCCTCGAATGGGGTAAGGGCTACCTCTCCCCCGAAAAAGCGGCGACACGGCTTCAGGAGCTACACGAACAGCAACTTGTTGAGTTTCAAATCGACGAAGTGACCAGAATGCCGGTCCAAGCGCCGACTACGCCGGGGAACACAGGTTCGGTGCACACTCTCACGAGAGCCGGATACAACGAATGCATCGGACTGCATTTCGACGATCAGCCACGGGTGCAGCCATGATCCCGCTCGAGCCGTTCATAATTTTGGCTTTTATGGTGGTCGGCGAGTATCTAGACCGGGCGGAGCGGGCCTATAACGCCGACTGGCAAACGCTGCTCGACATTACCCATCACGGCACACCGCTGAAACCGTACGACTGGGAACTCGAGGCCGAAATGTGGGACCGAGGCAAGGAGTACCAGCGCGGGCATTTGCGAGACGAGTTTTAATGGAGCCTTATTATCGGGACGACGACTGCGTCATATATCACGGTGATTGCCGGGAGGTACTGCCCGAGATCGAATACGACATAGTCGTAAGTGATCCACCCTACGGCATCGGATGGCACCAAGACGGCTCCGGGGACCGTGGAAACGGCTTACGCTGGGGCAAATTTCACGCCGGGATCGCTAACGACGAAGACACAGCGGTACGGGATGAGGTGCTGAGACTTCTTGATCCCGTATGTGCGAAGGTCGTGTTTGGCGCTCCGTTAAAGGCCCCTCCCGAGGGAACAAAACAGGTCCTCGTGTGGCATAAGCCGCTGAATACGGGCTTTTTCGGTGTTCCTAACGGCTTTCGGGCCGATTGGGAGGCTATTTACCTGCTCGGATCGTGGCCTAACCGACCGAACACGAGGTCAGCTGTGCTACCGACCGCCGGATTGCCGTACCAAAACGATCACCCGCACGCTAAACCCGTTCCGCTTTTGCGAGAACTCATGGCGCTGATGCCGGAGGGCGTAGTTCTAGATCCATTTATGGGAGGAGGATCGACCCTAGTGGCGGCGCGAGATATGCACCGTCAATCAATCGGCATCGAAGTCGAGGAACAATATTGCGAGCTTGCAGCAACACGACTCGCACAAGGAATCTTATTTTGAGCACCGATGACGAACAATCAATCACACTCGAAGAACGCCGCAGAGCGTTCGCAAAAGACACAGGCGAGCCGTTGTGCGAATGCCACCAGCTGGTCAAATGTCCGACAGAATGGATGAATGAAAAGAAATGAGCGCAGCAGCAACTGCGAACGTTTGGCAGAAAGCAACAATGAGCGGCTCGAGGCTAGTGGTACTGCTAGCCGTGGCCGATGTCGTAAATGACATGCACGGGAACCTGTTCTGGATGAACTCCAACAAGCTCGCTCACAAGTGCAATATGAGCGCCGGAAATGTCCGAAAAGCCCTCAAATACCTCGTAGATGAGGGCTGGCTAGTTGTGGAGAAGCAGGGCGGAGGGAGTGGACAGAGCACTATTTACCGCTTCATCCCTGTGGATAAAAGCGATCCAAGAGGAGCGGTTAGTGGAATAAAACGCTCCGACGGGACCTATAAACCGCGCCCAGACGAGCGACATATAGAGAGAACTAAAAATGAACACAAGGAGAATCGTGAAAGTCCTCATCACGTTACTGACCCTGATGCTGTGGACAGCACACAGCACAAAAACCACACTCACCATCCACCCGATCTCGTTGACCAAAACCTCGCTGGCATACGAGCCGCCCGCACCGAGCTTGACCTTCCCGATCGGGAACCCGACGACAACTACCGCACCCCAGCACCGACGCATCCCCGACACGGTGCTAGAACAACCGACAGAAACGATCCCGAGGGACAACGTGAAAACCGTGAGCTTGAGTCCTGTTGAGAGCCTGATATGCAGCTACGCATGGCCCTGCGGTGAGGCAATCCAAGTCGCTCAATGCGAAAGCAACCTGACCCCCGGCGCTATCTCCCCGGTCAACCGCAACGGAACGAGAGACTGGGGTCTCATGCAAATCAACGACGGAGCATGGAAACAAGCCTTCCCGCTCCGCTGGGAAAACGTGCTTGATCCTGCGGTCAATCTGGAAATGGCTTGGCACATTTACCAGCTGTACGGCTGGCAACCGTGGACGTGTCGGCCATGAAAGTGATTAGTTACGGCGGCGGCGTGCAGTCGACGGCAATGGTGATCATGGCTGCGACCCGTGACCCCGAATTTGAGGCCGCTTGTGGAGGCCCGATAGACGCAGCCCTGTTTAGCAACGTCGGCGACGACTCCGAGCACCCAGCCACACTGGACTACGTCCGAAACATCATCAAGCCGTGGGCGGCTGAACACGGCTTCCCCGTTGAAATACTGGAAAAGGTGCGGCGTGACGGACGCAAAGAGACACTCTTGGAACACATTTCCAAAGAAGAGAGCCGCACCATACAGATCCCCGTCCGCATGGCTAACGGCGCTCCCGGCAGGCGAAATTGCACAGTCGACTACAAAATCAAAGTCATTCAAAAATGGCTGCGGGAACACGGAGCAACCAAAGACAACATCGCCACCGTAGCGATCGGCATTAGCACCGACGAGTTCCAACGGATAGGCAGAGCCTTGAATGCACCGTACGAAGAAAAAATATATCCCCTTATCACCCTCGACATGTCCCGGTCGGATTGCTTCAACGTGCCGGGTCAACACGGCCTGCCAGCCCCCGGTAAGTCATCCTGCTACTTCTGTCCGTTTCACCGGCCTTCCACATGGGCGGAAATGCGTCGCGACGAGCCAGACCTGTTCTGGAAGTCCGTGGAAATTGAAAGCATGTTGAACAAACGACGCAAGAAACTAGACAAAGACGAGGTCTGGTTCACACGCTTTAACAAGCCGCTCGACGAAGCAATAAGCGAGGCACAAACTCAACTCCCCGGCTTCGAGAGCATTGAGGAAAGCGGCTGCGATACCGGGCACTGCTTCACATGATCGCCCGCTGGTGCTCGACCCCCGGCTGCTCTGAATTAGTAGCCCCCCCTGCGGCAAAATGCCCCCGGCATCAACCCTCCCCCCGGTCTAAGCCAGCTCATAAGCGCTACTCGTCGGCGGCGTGGCGGAAACTGTCGAAACAAATGCGAGAAGCCCAGCCGTGGTGCTCGTTCTGCGGCAGCGGCAGCGACTTAACACTTGACCACGTTGAACCGGGAAAAGGCTCCGGGGGCTACATGGTCCTCTGCCGGTCTTGTAACTCAGCCAAAGGAGCGAGATCGATATACGAGGCTGTCGCCCGCCTAAATCATCCCGCTGCGGGTGACGGTAGGGAAAAGTCGTGATAGTGGCTGACAGCCGCTCTCAGCCGCTCTGGTCACTAATTGCGGTTTTTTTGAGACGCTCGACCCCCTACCAC